GCATTTGATACCAATTATAAATAAAAAAATGGCAAGTAAAATCGAACAAGTAGTGAAGGTATTTGGCGAGAAGGTTAATTACGAAGAACAATATACATCAAAGGAGCTTGTTAAACTACTTGAAGAAGCTTATAAAGAAGTTAATAAGGGTAAGGGTTCAAGAGCAAAGAATACCAGTGAAACTAAAAAAGAGCCAAGTGCTTATAATATTTTCATTAAAAATGAAATTGAGAAGATTAAAAAAGAAGGAGCTGAAGGTGTTGATCCGAAAGATTATATGAAAATTGCTGCTGCAAGATGGCAAGAGGCAAAAGCTGCTGTAGCATCTAAATAGATATAAAAATAATAGATATAAAAATGAATAAATGAAATTAAAACAATTATTTTTATTTGTATTATTCATAAATAATTGTTATGGTTTTATGAATAGTAAAATACCTTTAAAATCAATTTCAAATAAAAATATAAATAATTATGTATGTTTATGTTCTGATAAAAATAATAATTTTAATAAAATAATTAAAAGCGAACAATTTGATTTTTTATCTAGAGTTATAAAAAAGTTTATTATTTATTTACCATTAGCATATTTATACTTTAAATCATTAACTGTTTATTATTCTCTTAATAATTTTTTATTATAATTTTTTTTATTTTTATTCTTAATATCATATAAATGATAATAAGAAACATAAAAAGAGATTTATTATTAAATATTTATTTGTTAATATAATTATAATTATAAATATTAAATGGTGCTTTTACATTTAAAAACAGATAGTGTTGATAATATTGCATTAGCAAAGTTTGATACGATATATAATCAGGCTTATATACAATTTTCAAATATTTCTAATAATCAAACATTATATGCTGGTTTATCAAATAATAATTTGAAGATTTATAATAAAAATTATAGTGAAGATGAAGGTTTAATTTATAATAGCAATATTTTATCAATTCATACAATAAATACAAAGTTTGTTAAAAATAATAATTTTACATTTTTTCCAAATAATTATACTTCTATGGGTGGTTATGATATAACAGGACACGGATATTCTGCATTTCCTACTGAACCATTTAAATGTTTTGATATGAATGATGCGACTTATTGGCAATCTGTTTCTACATATAAACCAGATGGTTCAGCAATAACAGAAAATAATAATTTTAAGTTTATTGATAGTTATGGTGATTGGATTAAAATTAAGTTTCCTTATGCAATCATTCCAATTGGTTTTACAATTAGTAGTGTTGGTAATATTAAAGATCCTGCAGGGTTTGATGTTTATGTTTCTGGTGATAATATAACGTGGGTAAAAATTGCTGTTATATCAAATGCTAATTATAATAATACCTTTTATTTTACAAATAACAATAATTTTTATTTATATGTAGCTATTGTTATAACAAAAATTATTTCAGATACAACTCTTAATACTTATCAATATTTTGAACTTAAATCATTGCAAATATTAACAAAACCTATTATTAATTTTGATACAAATATTAAAATAAGTAATAATAATATTTATAATGTTGAAACAATAAGTGCTAAAAAACTTATTCTTAATGATATGCCTATTAGTTCTGGTACTGATATTAATAATGCTTTAATTGCTGCAGCGATTGATGCATTTAAACAACAATACAGTATTTATTGGCAAAATAGCAATAGTATTGGTTATCCCGACCTTAATGTCATTAATAAAATAGCTATTAATAAAACTACCGCAAATGCTACATTAGATGTTAATGGTGATATTATTTATACAAGTCGCATTGCTAATTTCAAATTAGAAATAACAACTATTAACAGAAGTTATAATTCTCCTTATATCTTTATTGGTGATATAAGGATTGACGATAGTACTATTAAAAGTTATTTTAAGATTTCATTATATTCATATGATACAACTAAATATTATTTTCAAACAATTAATATTCACGGTTATACTTATATTGAAGGTAGTACTGTTTTTAAAGCATATTGGGATACTGTTTATGATACAACAAATGCAATTCAAAGAATAGTTGATGTTGTTTATATTTTAGATTTTAGTGTATCTAAGCCATTAATTAAGTTTTTTGTTAAATATAATGATTTACTTGATATTACTTATTCGCAAGGTTTAAATCCAAATAGAGATTTTTTTACGAATATTATTTATATCGACCAATTTCACACTACTACTACAACAAATATTAAGTTTTTACCAACAACAGTAATAGGAACTTTAAATCAAGCAAACTTTTATTCGGCAAGTAATATTAATTCAATACAATTAAATGGCAATATAAATTATTCTTTTTCTAATGTTATTACAAACTTGAGAACAACACAAATTAAACTTAATAATACTTCTATAAAAACAAGCAATCTTTTATTTTTAGATGATAATAATAATATTGCTGATAGTGGCATTTCATCTAATATTATTTCTGGACTGAAAAATATTAATTTGTCAAGTAATAAAATTGTTTCTACTGATAATAAAGGAGCTTTAATTGCATTAGATGTTTCAAGCAATTTATTAATCAATTTAAATACAATTGCAAATACTACTTCTAATATAATTATTTCAAGCAATGGAGTTTTTGAACCTTTTTATATCAATAAAAATAATTTAGATAATTTAAATAATATTAATATTACCAAAAACTCAATTTTACTTATTAATAGCAATAATCAAATTAAAACAACTACTTCTGTTTCCATTGGTAATATTAGTAATGTTTTGAGTTTGCACGATTTCTCTTATTCCAATTTCGTATTTTTCAATTCTAATATTAATACCATTGATATTAAAATTAATAGCAATATTTATATCAATAATGATATAACTATTAATAGACACGCTAAATATAATAAATTGTCTATCAATAATAGAGAAATTGGCGAAGATATTTATAAAATTGCAATTAAATATCCTCCCAATAATTTAACCCCTTTTATTGATATCCTCGATGCAAGTGTTAATACTCGTGCATATACTATTACATATGGCAATAACTCTTTTTATAATATGTCTATTTTAGTCAATGATGATGATGATATTGAAAGCGACATATTTAAAAAACCATACAATATGTTTTTTAAATATTCTAATAGATATTGGCAAACTCAAAACAACTTCAAAGATTATAAAAGTTTAAATGATAATATTGGCGTTTTTAGATATCTCGATGGTGATAATGATTATAGAACAAAATGCGGTGCTTATATAGTAATCTCCTTAAATCAAAAGTTTATATTAACTTCATATGCTTTTTATGTTAATTATAGTGATATCATAAATACAATCAGAGATTTTAAAATATTTGGTTTCAATACTAATACTAATCTATGGACGTTAGTTGATTATAAAACAAATATTATTTTAAATAATAATCTAATAGCCAATGTTTTTAATATAAATAAAAATAATTATGAACTTTATAATAAATATGCAATTTGTATTTTAAATACTCATAATGAAGATGCTGGTAATCCTGCATTTTGCATATTAAACTTTATTGAATTATTTGGTTTTACACCATCAAATAGTAATATTTATAATATTAACAATTATACTATTAATAGTGAAAATAACATTACTTTACTTGGCTATAATAATATAGGTATTAGCAATTTGAATCCTAATGTACCTTTGAGTATTGGCAATGATTTTTTTAATAATTCTGCAGATGGTTTAATAAACTTAAATCATCCTTCTATTATTACATCAAATAATATTGAAAAACCAATTATTACTATCACACGTCCTTCGAATCGTTTTTCAGGAATTAAAGCCATTCATTATTTAAATAGTTGGAATGAAAGCAATACCAATTATAGTATTAAATTAACTCATAATAATAGTTCAAATGAAAAAGTTATTTTGTCATTGAATAGTGATGGTAAAATTGGTATCGGTAATCATCCTATTACTACACATTCAAATAATGGATTAAGTATTTTTAATAATGGCTTAAGTTTATATAATAATTCTAATTATATCAATTTTCAAACGAATATTAATAATAATAATTATAATATTAATTTTCCAAATCAAATTGGACAACCCAATACAACTTTTTTTATCGATAGTGTTAGCAATAATACAGCTTATTTAAATTGGTATAATCCACTTGATATTGTTGTTAAACAATCATATATAAAATTGGGCGATCAGAATGTTGAAACAAGAAATGATGATGGTATTGTTCTTCACGTAGCAGGTCATTGTTTTATAGGTAGCAATAACGTAACATCTAATGATATAGCAAGCGATTTTATTAAAAATAATATGTTAGTTGTTTCAGGTAGTATTTATACAACAACAGATATTTCAACAGATTCTGATATTAGCTATAAATATGATATAGAATTGATTAAAGATCCATTAGAAAAAATTAATAAAATTAATGGATATACATTTAATAGAAATGATGTTAGTATTTATGATGATACACCAAACCAACGTTATACGGGATTAATAGCACAAGAAGTAATTAAAGTTATACCAGAAGTAATAACAAAAAAACACGATGGAAAATTAAGAATAATATATGCAAATCTTGCAGGTTTATTCATCGAAGGAATTAAAAAACTTGATGATAATATGAATTATCTTAATTTTAAAATGAATGCATCTATAATATATTTTTCATTGGGTTTCTTATATTTATTTTTATATAAATAAGAATTATTAACTGCAAAAACGCATAATATTATATTTATTACAATCATTTTCAACTTCATTTAAGTTTATTTGCAAATCAATTATTTTTTGTTTCTGCATTCGAATTATATTTAATGCTGTTATCAAACTTTTATAATAATCTTTTTTTATTCTTAAAATATCATCATTTATTATTAATGACGAAGACGTTGACGATGTTAATAATTCTATACTAATATTATTTACTTTTTCTTCTAATATCAGTATAATTTTTTCGTCTTCTTCTTCCATAATTTTAAATTATATTATTTATTTATTATTAAGTTAATGATATTACGATTATTATTAATGGTAATAATAATCGTTTTTTTATTTTTATCAAAAGTTTATATTTTAGAAAAACATAAAATTAATTATAAAGCTTATAAAATTATTAAATATTTTTGTAATCGCAAATCAAAACAATTAATAAGTATCATTTTATTAATCGGTAAAAATAAAAAACTTATTAATAAATATATAAAAATTATTGCAAACTTATATAATAAACAAGTTTTTAAATGCAACTTACGCAAATTATATAATACAAATGATATCAAAAAATTATTTTTTCATAAAAATATTATAATTTTTAATAATAAGTTTTATAATATTGATATTAACAAAAGGATTTATGTTTTTAATCATAATACATTCAAAGATTATAATGAATATATTAACGAACTTACCAATATTTTATTTTTATTAAACGAATTTAATATAAATAAAAGATTAATATTTATATTTATTATCAATAATCAAAATTATAGTTATAACTATAATGATAACTATAAACACAATTTACAAATATATATCAACAAATATCATTATAATTGTATCAAATATCATTATAAAAATAAAATTAAATCTTTCTATTATTAGAAAAAATGATTTAAATATTTGACTATTATTGTTAATTGTTGGCAGTTTTTATGAAGATTAAGGCGAATTATAATAATGCCAAGATTTATATTGTTTGTTTTATTAATAATGATAATCATATTTATATTGGCAGTACAATAAATAGTTTGAATATTCGTTTTTCAGGTCATAAAGCTTGTTCTTTATCTAAAAATAAAACATCATTGGCTTCTTATATCAATAAAACTTATAATAACGATTGGAATAATTGTTATATAGAATTGTTATGTAATTATCCTTGTAATAATAAAAAAGAATTGCAGAAAAAAGAATATCAGATTATAAATAAATATGCTAGAAAAAATAATAAAATTGTTCTCAACATCAATGGAAATAAATATAAAAAATGAAATTTCTTTTTATTTGTTTTGATTATTAAAACAAAAATGGTCGATTATAATAATTTATCAAAGCGAAAATTAATTGAAAATATTATGACATTTTATTTAAAAAACGAACAAACGATTGATATTAATATCAATAAAATCTCTAAACAAAAATTAATTGATATTATTATTGATAATGATATTCCTATTTATAATAATAATAAACTTATAGATGAAATCAAAGAAACTGAAAATTATACAAAAAATCTCGAAATCATTTATTATAATTTTATTAAATATCATAATATTAATTATGATATCATTTTTAACATTAAAAATAACAATAAATTAACTTCTAGTGATTTAAAAAAAATTATTGAAGAATATAATTTAATTATTGATATTGATATCTTAAATGATGATACACCTACTAATAAAATTATTGTCAATTTATATAAAGTTGCTAAATTGAGCAAAAAATTATTAATTGATAATATAACTATTTTCTATTTTAAAAATGGACATAACATTGACAATCTTAATAAAATATCAAAAGAAAAATTAATTAATATTATGATAAATGATAATATCCCTATCATAAGTAAAAAACAATTGAAAAATGAAAAAAAAGAAATAGATTATTATAAAACTAATCTTAACATTATTTATCATAATTTTATGAAATATCGCAATATTAGTTATGATATTATAGATGATATTAAAAACAATTCTAATTTAAAATCAATTGATTTAAAAAATATTATTCTTAAAAATAATCTGATTTGTGATAATGAATATGAAATTAAAAAAACTAATAAACTAATTCTCGATTTATGTGATGCTTATACTAATTATTATAATGATAATAATGATTCTGATTATAATAATGATGATAATGATATGAAAACAAAGAAATATTTACTTAAATATAAAACATTACCTGATATTATCAATTGTCTTACTCATTTAGTGAAAAATGATTGATGAAAAGATAAATTATTAATATTATTTTAATAGTAGTAAGTATGAATAATTTTTTTTTGCATTTAATTTTAATAATAAGTATTTTTGGTTTATCGATTATTAATGCTATTTATCTCATTTATAATCAAAAATCTTTTATATTATTTAAACTTATTTCTATTATTTTAATAATATTAATTATTTATATTTCATCATTTAAAGAAGTGTTTTTGCCTTTTTTGGGTAACGCCGTTTATCCTATTTCCTTAATACCATCTGAATTGCATCCTCCTAATATCAATTATTCTACTGAGCGTTATTTTAATTATCCAGATGGTACTAAAATTATTTATTGGGCAGCGATTGGCTTAAATAATGATTCTATTTATAATAATCCCACTGATGCTTATGGTAATTATAAAAATAGTGGCGTTGCAATTGTTAATAATAATAAAGCTGTTTTACATATTAGCTGTCCTAATAAATATAAAATACCAAGCGGTAATATTCTCGAAAAACATATTCATTATCGTGTTGCATTTCCTAATAATCCTATTTTAAGTGATGTTAAAACTATTTATATAAATTGCAAATAATTATAATTATAATTAAAGCTTTGTTATTATTAAATAACTATTAATGCTTCAATTATTATCTTTTGATATAGGTATTGTCAATATGGCATATTGTTATGCAACTGTTGATAATCATAAAAATCTGCATTTATGCAATTTAAATAAAGTTGATTTGGGATTATGTAAGAAATCTAATATTCAGAAAATTATCGATACTACTATTGATTTTATTGAACAAACAATTAACGAACTTAATATTAATCAACAAGAAAAAATTATTATTCTTATTGAATGCCAAATGACTTCTATTATGAGATGTATTCAAACAGTTATCAATACTTATTTTAAAGTTATTGCTAAATATGAAGCTTATGATATAGAAACTGTTTATGTATCTCCTAAACATAAATTAAATATAATCGATAAATATGATAGTAAAATTGCGTCTTCTAGTTATAAACAAAATAAAATCGATTCCATTTATTTTACTAAATATTTACTAGAAAATAATTATAAAAATGATAACTTTTTAAATATATTTTCTAATATGAAAAAAAAAGATGATATTAGCGATGCATTTTTAATGATTATATACTATTTTGAAAATTATCTTATAAAAATATAGAACTGTATTTTTCATATTAATGTCATCCACTGCTACTACTCCTACTCCCACAGTTGCCCCATTAGCTATAAAAGAAGAAAAGAAAGAAGAAAAGAAAGAAGAAAAGAAAGAAGATGTTTCAAGTGTCGCTTATGGCTTTTTTATGTTTTTATTTATAATTATTTGGATTTGGTTTATTGCAGGTCTATTGGGTTTTATATTCTCTATTGTTTGTTTCGGTTTTAATGGTTCTATAGGTGATAAGTTTTTAGGATTACTCATTGTTTTAGCTGTCGGTCCATTCTATTGGCTCTATTTTATTTATAATAATAATTATTGTACTACACGAACTCTTCAATAAACTTAATTGTTGATGTATTATAAATCTTTATTTTATTATCTACTATTATTTTTGTTAATGATAACCAAAAATTATCTTGTTTATATTTCTTATTATTCTTATTGATTGTATAACATTTTTCATATAACCATTTATAATATTCCATCGTCTGTTTCATATTTGTTTTGTTATAATTTGGATTTAATCGCTCGTTTTGTATTAATGTTGATAAATAATTCTTAAAAACATTATTTTTAATTTTTTTAATCGGTATATAATCCCAATAATTACAAAAATATTTATAATTATAAATATTGCATTTTATTAATTTATCGGTATTATCTATATAAACATTATTATCGTCTATTATTATTATCTCTGGGTCTTTTACCTTTATTTTCTTTTTTATCCCTTCTATTGATTTTTTATATACTGGTTTATTATTCACTAACTCTAATATACAATCATTTCTCGTAAATATTGGTCTATTGAACTTTATATTACAATTCTTTTCTATTATCCCTATTTCCTTTTCCGCCCATTTCTTTTCTGATGCTGTATATATATAAAAAAAACACGATGAATATATTTTTTTCATCGTTTCTATAAAATGAAAAAAATATGGTCTTATCAATTTTGATTTATCATCATAATATTCCTCCAATATATCATTTATCTTTATTTTTATCTTTAATTTATTTAATATTAATGAGATTTTATATATTTCACTTTGATATACACAATCACCAATTATAGTTCCATCTAAATCTATTATAAAAACATAATTTATCATATATTTATTATCAATAATCTAATATATATTTTTTTATTAAATTATTATTATTAATATAAAAAAATGATTTTTGTATTCACAATAATAATTTGACAATGTCTGTCGTCTGTAATCTCGATTGTATCTGTGTTGATGGCGATTGCAAGTTCTTTCATCCTATTACTATCAAAGAACGCAAGATAGTTAAGCGTTTATATGACAATATTACAAATCCCAACAAAAGTGAAGCAAACAGTGAATCAAGAAAGGCTAATTGCAGGTTTGGTAAGTTGTGCCACAATTCGTGCTGTGGCTATCGTCATCGATTAAATTATACCGACAGGAAGAAATTAATCGATGGCTTTAACCAATCTAAAATTGATGCTACCAAAACTGAAAAAGTCCCCACTGTTGCTGTTGCTAAACTATTTACTATTGAAAACAAAAATGCCTTCACTGAGCTTAATATTGAGGAAGAAGTTGCTGAAACACCAATCGCAACCAATCAAACTCAATGCTGGGCTGATATGGCTGATGATGATGATTTTTATATGGACTTCAAATAAAAAGTGCTATTTTTGGCATTTATTTTATCCATTCATTTATTAAATGGAAATTAATTTTGGTTTATTGGATGATATTAATGATATTGAAAATTATAATTATGATGATAAAAATAATTTTAGTATAATAACCATATATAAAACTCATTTAGAAAAAATTGAAAATGATATGATTATAAATAATTTTGAAGATTTTGAATTATTTTTAAGTATTTTTAAAAAGATTTTAAAAGAAGAAAACATAAATATACATAATGTATTTTTTTATTATTCAAAAAAAATTATTAATGAAAATTATATTACTCTTACTAATGATAAATTAAATGATTTGTATTTTCGCTTTATAAATGATGATAATAATTTGTTTTATAATGTTTTAAATATTATAAATGAACAAATAGATAAAGATGATACAGATAATTACAAAGAAAAACAAGATGATAATATAGATAATTTTTTTAATATTTTATATATATATTTAGCTAATAAATTAATTATACAAAAAGAAAATAAATATGAATATATTATTCAATTACATAAAAAAAT